ATGATAATAATTGTTATGATGTTGACGTTCCTATTTACCAAGAGCGTGTGATCCGTGGCGGTGGTTCCGATGGCGATGTTTTTGCTGGCGCAGTTATAGGCGGAGTTCTCGGAAATCAATTTGGTAATGGTAGCGGAAAAGATGCTGCAACAGTACTAGGAGCTATCTTTGGTGCTAATAGAGCATCTAACAAACGAGTTCAGGAAATAGTAGGATATCGTGTTGAGCAAAAATGTGAATCAACACGAAAAACTGTAAACGAGCCAACTATCTACAAATATAATATCAGCTACGAATATAACGGATATACTTATACTCAAGAAACTACTAAGCGTTATACTTTAGGCCAAACTGTCTTAATTCAGCCATCTTTGAATTAAGTTGTTTTCGGGTGGTTACGTAATAAACCCGTGAAGGCCAACGGTTAGCCTTTTTTTAATTATCAAAATCCACGCAAGGAAAAATACATGGGCATTAAAGCTGGAAAAATTTGGGGAAACACAGAACTCGTTCATGCAAACGGGGTGTTGGAATTCCATCGCATTGAATTTAACAAAGGTTATAAGTGTTCAGAGCACGAACATAAATTTAAATGGAATGGGTTTTACGTAGAATCTGGACAAATGATCGTGAGGGTATGGCAAGATGAAGATCAAGCTGGCTTGGTTGATGAAACAATTCTTGGTCCTGGTGATTTTACTCAAGTTAAACCTGGGAAAATTCACCAGTTTGAAGGGGTTGAGGACGGAGTGGCCTTTGAATTATACTGGGCAGAGTTTTCACATTCAGATATTGTCCGAAGAACCATCGGCACTAACGTATAAAAAAGTTTAAAAAATGAGAATTATTGCAGGACCATGTCAACACGAATCGTTAGGCCAATCAGCAGAGATTGCTCGAGAGTGTAAGCGCGTATGTGACAAATACGGTGTCGAATATTACTTCAAGGCAAGCTATGACAAAGCCAATCGCTCAAGTATGCAAGGCCAGCGTGGTATGGGTATGGAAGCAACACTTACAGACTTCCTTGCTCTAAAAGTTACATTGGGTGTTAAAACTTTAACTGATGTGCACGACGCAGTTCAGATTAGACGTATTGAACGACAATTTAAAGATGCTGTTGACGTCTATCAAATCCCTGCATTTCTTTGTAGGCAAACTGATCTTATTCAAGCAGCGTGTGCTACAGATAAAATTGTTAATATTAAAAAGGGCCAATTTATGGCTCCTTGGGATATGCTAGGAGTATTGAGTAAGTGTGATGGTGCAAAAGAAGTTTGGATAACTGAAAGAGGTACTAGTTTTGGATATAACAATCTCGTTGTTGATTACACTGGTCTTATTTACATGCTCGACACTCTTAATGCTGATATTGTTTTTGATGTTACGCACTCTGTCCAAAAACCCGGAGGACACGGGGATAGTAGCGGTGGGAATCGTGTTTACGTGCCTGGGTTGGCTCGTGCTGGGGCTGCACTTGGGGTCACATCATTCTTTATCGAAACCCACCCTATGCCTGATGACGCGCCAAGCGATGGTCCAAACATGCTTAGATTAGACAACTTTGAAAAAGTAGTGCAAGATATAGTTAATATTAACAGAGCATTTTAACCAAACTTTCTTTAAACTAAGTAATAGTAATTACAACTAGCAATAGGATATAATATGGCTGATATAATTTTATGGAATTTAATATTTTGGAGTGTTTGGATGTCGATTTGTTTTATTCCTTACTTGCTTATGCAATATGCAATAGATAATAGCGAAGATATAAATGAATGAAAAATGTAGCTTTATTGATACCGGCTAGGTACGGCAGTACTCGTTTTGAGGGAAAGCCACTTATTAATTTAGGTGGTAAAGCAATGGTACAGCGAGTTTTTGATGTCTGTAAAAGTACAGGATATGACGCGTTTGTGCTAACAGACGATATGAGAATATTTGAATTGTTTGGATCTACGAGGTGTTGGATCGAAGAAGTCAAATATGATAATGGCACTGAACGGTGCGCAGGCGCTATTAAGAACAGTCTCTTTAAAAAATACGATCACTTTGTTAACGTGCAAGGAGATATGCCTGACGTTACAATCGATATGATTGAAAAATGTATATCAAGTTTGGATCACTACCCAATAAGCACAGTGTTTACAAGTATGCCGAAACAAGAACAAAACAATCCTAACTCAGTTAAAATGGTGCGTGCTGGCGACAACGCGTTATGGTTTGGTAGAGGGATGACAGGTTATGGCGATTGGCACATGGGTGTGTATGGATATAGGCGCAATGCGTTGGAAATGTATTTAGCCCTTGACATACCCGAGGAAGAGTGTGTTGAAAAACTTGAACAGTTGCGTTGGTTAAAGTCAGGCTGGAAAGTTGGTTGTCTTAAAGTTGATTTTGACGGCACTGAAATTAATACACCAGAAGATTATGAAAAATGGAAAGAAGCTAACAAATGAATGATGAATATCAATATGAAGACGAATACTATGAAGATACCGAAGAAGACGATTTTGGAGAAATGGACGATGGCGCTTAGGTAAACATAATAGTAACATAATAGTAACACATTAAGTTATTAAAATAAATAGTTGACATTTGGGCTATAATAGATTATATATAATTAGTAAGCGTTGAAACAACGTGGACACATTCTGGACCTGGGGGCAGTACCCAGCAGCTCCACCATAGAAAGATGAAATAAGTGGCATTTATATTTGCACCAATGTATTCTTATTTTATTATGCTTTTTAGTATAGTATTATTCGGAGACTGGATTGGCGATGATAAGATGTTTATTGATGAATATTTAATAATAACAACCACAGTTTTTGTTGTGTTAATATTAAATAAAATTCGTATTTCTTTGATGGGGCTGAAATAGGATCGACAGGTGTGAAAGTGGAAGTGGAGTTTACCGGATGACTGCGTTATTGGTCAAACTTTCTAAATGCAAACGCAAATAGAGCGCCAGAAATGGCATTAGCAGCCTAAGGGTATGTGAGGGTTGGCAACGCACCTAGTAACAGAAGCGTTGCATTTATTTTAAATAACAGAGGAAAAGATGTAATGAATAAATTTTTAACAACAACAGCAATCGTGTTTGCAGGTTCTGCAGCTTTCGCAGAAGAAACTGCTGTATTACCCTATGTCGGCATTAGTGGTGAAATAGAAACAGTAATCGCAGAAACCGATGGAGATAAGTACGGTGCTACTACATCTTTGGATTTGGACATCGAAGCAATGCATGGAATAGCTTTTGGTACTATGGATTTTGCTATTGATTCGGGATCTAACGCAATTACACTTGATGAATATTCAGTAGGTACAAATGTTGGAATGGCGTCAGTAAGCTTTGGGCGTCAAGGTAACATTTTTGTAGAAGGCGAAACAGGAGCAACTTTACTTGACCCAGAACTAGGTACAAGTGTTATAGTCGGAGCCTATGGCGCATCTGTTGGTCTCGGTTTTACTGACGTAACTGCTGACGTAACTGATATTGAAAACGTGCAAGGTGCATATTCACTTGGTGTAGACGTTTTTGATATAACAATGTCTGGAGATTATAATTTAAACTCAGAAGATTGGGTCTTGGGTGGCCGTGCAGCTACATATCTAGACGTCGCAACAATTGGAGTGACATCAACTTACGGTTCAGCTACAGAAACATTTGCTTTTGAAGCTGACGCAACTGCATATGGTATTACCGGATATCTCGCCGGTGATGCTGACGATATGGCTCAAAATATTGGTGGTTCATATGAAATGAATTTTGGCGGTATGGCATTAGAGTCTGGCGTAGATTATAATCTAGATTCTGAAGAAATTGTCCCGTCATTCGCGGCAAGCTTTGCATTCTAAGAACTAAAAATAACTTTTTAATAGAAAGAGGAGCTTCGGCTCCTCTTTTTTTATAAATAGATAGCAATCATTATGAATATGGGATTAATATATGCTTAAGAACTTTATTTTTATTACAATAATGCTGATGTTGACGGGTGCTGCCATGGCACAGGACACGAATAATGACGTAATTTACACTGATAATACAAACACAAGTGATGTAAACAGTACGAGTAATTCTAACACTACTGTAAAGTCTCCACCGCCGTCGGCAATTTCACCTTCTATAAATTCCGCAAACTCAGACTTGTGTACAACCGGTGTATCTGGTGCCGTGCAGACTCAAATACTTGGTATTTCAGCTGGCAAAATGGTTCGTGATATGAATTGTGAAAAGCTAAAGAATGCTAAAGTATTATACGATATGGGTATGAAGGTTGCAGCTGTTTCGGTGATGTGCCAAGATGAAAGAGTCTTTGATGCTATGATGAACGCAGGAACTCCTTGTCCATACCAAGGAATGATTGGTGCAGAAGCTAGAACGGCCTGGGAAGCAAATCAAGATAAACAACCTAGCAACAATAAATCAAAGAATAAATCAATGAACCCATTTAAGGATTTAGGAGAAGATGAAAAGTCAACTATCTTTGGCGGCGGTGCTGTTGGCGCTCTCCTCCTCTTATTGTTACTCTGATATAAGTTACGGTGTTACTAATAATGCAGCGATTGCTGGATTATCTTGGGGCATGCAGCAAATACTCCCCGATTATTCTGCGCCATATGTTACAGTCCAAATTCATGGATTAACATACAGATATAAAATGGTAAAAGATCCTGAAACAGATGCCTTAGTTTATATTCGAAACAAAAATGCTGTTGACGGTGGATATATATTTGAAGAAACTGATGATTGGTCTGGCAATCCTGGTGGAACTATTCAAAAATATATTAGATTTCCATACAGCGATGCTACTAAATGGGGCGATGGATCTATGAGTGTTGAAGGCGAAGGGCGCATAGAAAATCCTTTGGCAATATATAATTATAAATTAGATGTAGACGAGCAAGCAATGTTATGCTACGGTAATCCTTTATATGATTCGTCATGCCCGGGTTTTCAACAAGCATTATTAGATTATTTGAATAACATGGAAACATTAAGTCCTGACGACCCGTTTTACGATGAATGGGTGCAAGCAAATCTTTCTTTAAATGATGAAAAAGGCAATGAAGAAGTAAAAGAAATAAAAGAACCCGAAGAAAAATTATCAAAATTTGAAAAAAAATTAGGTGGCGAAAATTCTATAGGAGATTTGGTTAACGGTGCAGAACAAGGAAGAGTATTAGCTGCACTAGCACAAAACCAAAAAATTGAAAATTATTATGCTGTAGTAATACCAGGCGGTGAATATACTGATGAACTAATACTTGAAGATGCAACATTACCAGATAACCCAAGGGCAATGAAAAGTTTAGCATCTGATACTAAACATAATACAATGGTACGCTCTCAATACGATTAAGAACAATAGGAGAAATATATGTTCAAACAATTATTAACTTTGAGTACATTTAGCATCATTGTAGGTACAGCAGCCTTTGCTAACGAAACACCGATTGTAGGTAATGTTTCATCCAAGTGCTCAATATATACAGATAAAGCAGGTGTTTATGGCAACCCTACGCCTGACGAGTTGAGCACACTAGCAGCAGACGGTGGTGTACTTCCAGTCGTTAGATATGATGTGTCTATTGCTGATTATTACACTGCTAAAATATCATGGCCAAACACATTCTCTAGCAGTCCAACATTGACAGATGCGATTGCTTGGGACGGCGAAATAGAAGTATCAAATACATCTGACGCTGGCATGTCTGGCTACGAAGCTGCAAAAATTGAGTATGAAAACCATACAGAATACGATCTTTCAGTAGCTGGTTCAACGTGGTTTAAAGTAACGTCAGAAGCAATATATGGTGTTGGTAAAGCATTACCAGGCGGTGAATACAAGGCTAACGTTGTAGCGGAATGCATTGCAAAATAATGAAAATCTTTGCTACAATCGCGGTGACACTTTTTGCTAGTAGTGTCACCGCACACGAACTAACACCTACATATCCAAAAATATTACCGTCTTATATTACAGGCATATCAGTAATAAAAATGAAATTATGGAATAGAAGAGATGATGTTAGCTTTTATGAAATAGATGTATTTGATTCTGAGTGGAACAAAATCTTATTTGCAACAACTGATAAAATTTTGCAGTTAACATATTTGGAGCATAAAAAATTTGAAGTCTTTATAAGGGACACCGATAAAGATAAAATAACCTTTGTATGTACTTCGTCAAAGCAATTAAAGAAAGACGTCGTGTCAACAGGAATGAAATCTAAAATTTGTTCAAGAATAAAATAACACGAGTGAGATAAAATATGAAATATATAGTACTATTGTTTATCGTTATTGGTTCAGCTTCATACGCAGATTCGTCTTCGTTAAATTTACAGCTGCCAGGAGCACCAGGCAATTATCAATCTGATAAGTTTCGTGCAGGTGACCTTGATTGTTCTAATGCTATTGGGTCGGCAACTAATTTAGAATTCGGGGTTACTGGTTTAATTGATAAAGATTATAACGATCCTATAAGTGGTTATAACCAAGACACTAGAACCGACGTTGGTGTATACGCAAGAATAACCATCCCCTTAGGTAAAAAGGCCAAATCGCGTATCGATTGTAATAGATTGTTTGAATTAGAATTAAGAAAAAAGCAATTAGAAGTAAGAAAGCTGGAAAAAGAATTAGAGCAACTTAGAGAACTGCAGTTCGAAAATTAAAGGAAATTAGTTTTGTTTTGTAAATATTTAATAGGAGATTAGGACTGATGGCTGAAGTAGAATTTGGTGGATTAAAATTTTCTGGTGGTAAGATGTTTGCAGTACTTACTGCTTTATCTACGTTAGGCGGAGCGGCCTGGGGTGGATTTGAAATATATAAAGATTACATGGACATGAAAGAGATTATCCAAAACATTGACATAGATGAAATACAATCCGCTAACACATTACAACTCCAAAAGTTAAATGACGCGATTGGTTACACAACAGCTATAAGAGAAGACTTAGCATCCGACGTAGAACGTGTAGAAAATGCAGTTCGCCAGTTAGAAGCACAAGTACAACGTGCTGAAGAAACTGTTCGTACTCTTCGTACCGATGTATATACAAAATTAGATACGTTCGAAGAGCGTTTAAGATTAACGCTAACAAGCAACCAAAATACTATGGCGACACTTCGTGATACAATTAGTACAAACTTAGAAACATCCGAAGCACGAATTAAAAGTACGCAATCTTCTATAGAAAATATTCTTGCAAGTGTTCGTGATGATTTAAACAACCAAACTAAAGATGTTACCACGTCTATACGAGAAGTTGAGGCAACTGTGCGACTGTCAGAAAAAGATGTACGCAATGTCATGAAAGAAACAATCAAAGATCTTGAAGAAAAAATGGCAAAACTTGATAGTGATATAAATAGAATAATACAGGAAGCTCTTGATAATCCATTATCAGACTAGTACAAAAATCTTTAGGAGAAACGGCAATGATAGAACAGTGTTCTAAAATGGCAAAACTGGCTGGGATTGCATATCTCGATGAAAAGCCAGCAAAACCAAAATATAAAAAGCTTGGGTATGCAGGTCATAATTTTATAGAAAATGATGGAGCACAATGTCACGCTATTTGGAACGATGAAGAAATTGTATTATGTTTTAGAGGAACTGAGCCAAACGAATTTTCAGATATATTAGCAGATCTTAATGCTTGGCCTGATAAAGCGAAAGTAGGTGGAAGAGTTCATAATGGTTTCCAAAACGAATTGGAAAAAATTTGGGAAGATATAATTGAAATTCTCGAATTAAACAAAGATAAAGAGCTATATATCACAGGTCATTCTTTAGGTGGTGCAATGGCAACAATTGCTGCTAGCCGTTTAAAAGACGAAATAGAAGCTCTATACACATATGGATCGCCACGAGTTGGTACTAGAAAATTTGTAAAATCTTTTTCTAACGTTGAACATTATCGTCACGTTAATAATAACGATGTAGTTACTTCAATTCCACTAGCCTTTATGGGATATGTACATCACCGCCCTCCTCGTTATATCAATTTTCATGGTCATATTAGACCTTTCACTACTTGGCAAAGATTAAAAGATAAATGGCGTGGCAGACTAGCATCCATCAAACAATGGAAACCATTTGATGGTGCTTCAGACCATGGAATGATTTTTTATGTAGAATATACAGAGAAAAATAAAAATGTCTAAAGAAGTATTAAAAGATGAAGACACTCCTGAAGGAACTTTTGATTTAAGTTTTAGAGTTATGAATAACGAAATACTAGGATTCACAATGCGTGTTGATGACTTTAAAGCTAAGTGGCTATTACTTGGTCTTATATCTATCGCCGTTTTAGGATACATGGTTTCTGTTTTCGGACCTGTCATAATGTCTACGTTTGGAAGCTAACATGGATACATTAGTAAGAATGTTTGGTGATACACTGTGGATTTATACAGCGATCGGCGGGTCAATAATTGGTGCTGCGTTTCTGGCATGGTTTAGAAATACAAAAGCTGCGCTATATCTAATGGGTAAGTTTGATAACGCTTTAGATTACTTGGTAGATCGATTTGGGTGGGAGTGGCTACAAGACGATCCCGAGGCTTGGCGGAAACGCTATCCACGTGTTACTAAAAAAATTGACGACTTAGAATCTCGCGTTAAAGAATTGGAAGGTAAATAATGAGTGATAGATTGAATATGCACGATGCTGTGGAAGATCTTAGAAAAAGAATCAATACTCTTCGAGCTCATATGGAAGCAAGTGAATCAAATAACAATGTTGTTAATGATGCTGAACATGAAGACCCACCAATACAAATAATAGATAAAGTAGAAGACGAAAAAAAGATAGCAGCTGATAAGAAAATGGCTGAAATGAAAGCAATGAAAGCTAAACTGTTAGGAAAGAAAAAATGAATTGGATTAAAAAAAGATTAACAGAAAGAACTACTCTTGATGGCGCCGTTCTTATTGCGACTGGCGTAGCAATGATTTTAGTTCCAGTAGATTTAATTGCGTATGCAGTGATTTTCTACGGTGCATGGACTATTTGGAAAAAAGGATAGTATAGTGTTTAGTACAAAATGTAAACTACACTTAGACGAAGCTGATCAAAAACCTTTAAGGCATATGATGCATGCTCTAACCATAGCAGCTAAATTACAATTGCTAGTTCCTGTTTTAATTATACATAGTGTAGTGCCAAGATGCTTTACTAATACAGCATCTAACGTAATGAAAGATATATTGAATAAACAAAAAGATACTTGAATTAATCTATTGACAAATACAAAAATATGTAATATAATAAAACAATAATACTAAGTAAAGGCGAATTTGAATTAATGGATAATTTAAAAAACTTAACAAAATCAGAACATCGAAACGCTGAAAGAACTGCGTTTATGCGTAGGCTAATAAAAAAGAATATTGCTCCAGTTCAATACTATGTTTATTTAAAAAACCAATTGTTTGTATACACTACGTTAGAATATTATGCAGGGCTTAAAGGTATTTTTGAAGGTGAAATGTCAAAATTAGAAAGATCTTCTTCATTACTTCAAGATGTTTTGGAAATGGAATCGATTGAAAATTTTAATAACACTGATGACGATTTAATACTTTTAGCCGCTAAAGATTATGTAAAATATATTGAAGAAATACAAGACGATAAAGATAGACTCTTTGCTCACATTTATGTAAGGCATATGGGTGATTTATCTGGCGGCCAAATGATTAAAAAATTAGTACCAGGTCCTATATCCTTTTATGAATTCGATGGTGACACCGAAGATCTTAAAGGCAAAATAAGAGAAAAACTACATGACGGCCTGGTTGATGAAGCTAAAGTTTGTTTCAGCATGGTTCAAAATTTTTTAGAAGAATTGGAACAATATTTTAATGGAACAGACGCCGAAGTTGTGGAAAACATTGAATGAATACGCCAATTATTTAGAAGCAAAGTTTGACAAAGTCTTTGAACGTTACGAAGAACCAAAAATAAATAAGTTAAATTTTAAAAATTGGAACAACACTTTTTGGAGTTCTAATGTTATTCGTAAGTGCCATTTAAAAACAATTGTACCTAAAGACGGCAACGGCCATTGGCTAATGCATGTAAACGTGTTTCCGAACACGAATATAGAATTGCCAATCCTTGGGTTTAATATCGCAGCCAGCCCTAAAAAGATTACTAGTTCGTTTATGGACTATAGCCCTTTATATGGATTTGCGCATCCGTATCACGATTATATGGAAATGCGTGTTGCTGGTTTGGAATGGAACATGCCACAGAATTTGCCACCCTGGGCTAGTGAAATCTTTTCAGGAGATGTGCTTACAGCTGACAACGTTGATACTGATGCGGAACTCAACCATTTTATCCAAGTCATGACCGATTTGATAGATTATTACCTAGACAATTTAAATGCGAATGCGCTCGAAACTCGGCGTGATATAAAACCATTATTAAACAGATATTGTCAAAACCAAAAACTAAATCCACATTTACATCGTTCTATTTTGGATATGGGAATATCAGAGCAAGATAAAAACGATTACGTAAACAACGTATTGTTTGAAGAAATTTAAATGAAAATATTCAAAGCTATTGCTGCCTATACCAACAATTCACCAAAAAAACAGTTGACATACATGCACTGTTGTGATAATATTAATATTATTAGTAATGAAACAGTCCTAAACTTTTCGAACCACAAGTATTTAATAACTGTGGTTTGCTGTAGTAATTGTGGTAGTAAAAAAGCAACCTCTTACATTAAACACATAAAGGAGATATAAATGATTGTAAATAAATTCCTAAAAGAAAAGTCAGGACAAAATTTACGCGCTGAAATTCATTCTGACGTGGATGGATATAATGTCAAATATTTTATAAATGAAACCATGCAAACTCAAAAAACATTTGCGGGCCAAACTATTCGACAAGTTGAAGATGAAGCAAAAGGATGGATTAATTCGGTAGGAGTTATAAACGGTTAATGATAGAAACTAGAACCCCGGAAAAAATTCACTTAGCAATTCAAGACAAATTAAAAAGAGGAGCAACTTATATTGATGCTCTTGTTACCTATGCCAAAGAAAACAATCTTGAAATTGAAACAGTCGCAAATATAGTTAAAAAATCTACAATCATAAAGCAAAAAATAAAAACCGAAGCTTTAGAAATGAGATTGGTAAAAAAGGAAGAAAATGACGTCACTGAATTATGCTAATGAAGCATCGTTTCGAGTTTATGTCAACTATCTAGCACTTAAGAAACATTTCGATACTGATGGTTATGATTATCACAAATATAATGGAAAAATTAGAGCTTCTTTCGATAAATTTCAAACACGAAACGATGCATTCTTTTTTTATAAGTTATCGAAAAAAGAAGATCCGTTAAAAATTCTTATCGCCAATCTAGTTCGCAATCCAAAGGCTTGGATACGAGAAATAGTCGAAGATCGTGGTGAAGAAATATATGCCGAATGGGAAAAGAGAATGGATTCTCTAACCTATTCGTATAAAATGGATTTAAAAAAACTAAAAGACAACTATCACGACAACCTAGCTGTTAACGACGGGCAGCATCCTTATATAATGACTATGTATTTCCAAAAGGAAATTTCTATTGAAACTTTTACTATACTTTCAAAGATTTCTAATGTTTATGACTATTGGGAAGAAAAAGTAGTTGACAAATTCGTTGCACGTGATATAATAAGATTATCCAAGAAATATTATCCATTCTTGGAAATAGACCAAAAAAAGTTTTCTGCAATCACTAAAGAATACTTTTTTTAATATAAATAGATGGTGGAATAAATCCACAACATACATCGCAATATAAACCAATGCCATATAACGCAAAATTAGGAGACACAAATATGACAATGTCATTTGATGCACTTAAAAAGAACCGTTCATCTTCACTCGATAAGTTGAACTCACAGCTCTCACAAATCGCAACAAAGAGCTATTCAGATCCTAACGAAGGTAAATTTTGGAAACCAACACGTGATAAAGCAGGCAACGGTTTCGCAATCATACGCTTTCTTCCTCCATCATCGGGAGAAGAAATGCCATTCGCTAGACTCTGGGACCACGGATTTCAAGGTCCAACCGGTTTGTGGTATATCGAAAACTCTCTTACGACAATCGGAAAAGACGATCCAGTTTCAGAATTTAATTCAAAGCTCTGGAACAGTGGTGTCGAACAAGATAAAGAGCAAGCTCGTAAACAAAAACGCCGCCTTAAATATATATCAAACGTTTATATAGTTAAAGATAGTGGCAACCCTGATAATGATGGAAAAGTATTCATGTATCAGTTTGGCAAGAAAATCTTTGATAAGCTAAATGATTTGATGAACCCATCCTTTGAGGATGAAAGTCCAGTCAATCCGTTTGATTTTTGGGAAGGCGCAAACTTCCGTCTCAAAATCCGACAGTTTGAAGGATATCCAAACTACGACAAATCAGAATTTGACGGCCCATCGCCGCTATTTGAAGATGATGATGAATTGGAGGGAGTTTGGAAGCAACAGCATTCTCTGCAAGAATTGGTTGATGAAAAGAACTTTAAATCATATGGAGATCTAAAAGCAAAAATGTATCGTGTTCTAAATCTCACTGGTGATTCTCCGCTGTCAACAAATACAGCAGATGATGATACAGATAATGATCTTGACATGAGCAAGTTTGGAAAATCAGCTGCTGCACCTACGATGAAAGAAGAAACATCTTCGGCATCAACATCGCAAACAGATAGTATTAGTGATGATGACGAAGATCTTGCAATGTTTAGAGACCTCGTTAAAGGTTAACAAAGAGAAGGGGCTTCGGCCCCTTCTTATATCTAGGAGGTTAAAACATGGCTAATAAAATATACGAAGAAGTTTTAGATTTCGATTTTGGGTTTACTTTTATAGACGAAGAACTGCAAGAAAAAGAACTTGCGGCTGCTGACACTATTCAACAAGTAAGCTCAGAAAAGCAAACACTTGAAGATCAGCTTAATGATTCAAAAGTTGCTGCTGATGATTTGGAATATAGATTAGAACTTTTATATAAATCTATTGTACCATTTTTAAATAATCTTTGCAAAAATCCCGATAAATCAACAATCTTTTGGCCTGATAGAGTTTCTAAAATTCAATCATATCAAGCTAAACTGCTTTCAATCGTAGAAGGAAAATAATATGAGTCTATTAGACAAACTTGTGAAAAACTCTACCATTAAACTTACAGCTCAACTTACTGAGTCGAAAGTTTTTGGTAAAAAGGAAATGGCACCAACACCAGTTCCTATGGTAAATGTAGCTCTTTCTGGTGATATCGACGGTGGATTATCCCCAGGCCTTTTGGTTTTGGCTGGTCCGTCTAAACACTTTAAGTCTGCGTTTGCGCTATTAACAGCAGCTGCATATATGAACAAATATAAAGATGCAATTTTACTGTTTTATGATTCAGAATTTGGTACACCACAAGCATATTTTGAATCGTTTGGTATTGACATGGATCGAGTAGTTCATACGCCAATTACTAATGTTGAAGAACTTAAGTTTGATATCGCAAGTCAGCTTGATGCAATTGATAAAAAAGATCATGTATGTATTATCATTGACTCTGTAGGCAACCTTGCATCTAAGAAAGAAGTCGAAGACGCAATGAATGAAAAATCTGTTGCGGATATGTCTCGTGCAAAGGCTCTTAAATCTTTGTTCCGTATTGTAACACCGCATCTTAATTTGAAAGATATCCCACTTATTGCCGTAAATCATACTTATCAGGAAATCGGTTTGTTTCCTAAGGCTATCGTATCAGGCGGCACAGGCATATATTATTCGTCCGATGCTATTTGGATTGTTGGTCGCCAGCAAGACAAAGTTGGTACTGAGGTCCAAGGTTATCACTTTGTTATTAATATTGAAAAATCACGGCACGTTAAAGAGAAATCCAAAATTCCAATTACTGTATCTTGGGACGGTGGTATTGTTAAATGGTCAGGTTTGATGGACGTTGCTGAAAAAGGTGGATATCTACGTAAACCAAAGGTTGGTTGGTATGAAGCAGTAGATCCAGCAACTGGTGAAATACTTTCAGAAAAACTAATGCGAGCTAAGGAAGTAAATGATAATGGCGATTTTTGGAATATGATGTTTGAAAAAACTGATTTCAAAGCCTACGTTCACGATCGCTTTACAATCGGTGCATCTGGTAGTATTATGCGTGAAGATGATAGTAATAACAGGTCAAAGGCATTGGACGATTTGGCAGAAGCTGATAGCGAAGATGATCTAATTTAATTGTTGACAATTCTATGATATAGTGATATATTAAAATTAATTACAAAGGTGATGGCATTGATCTGTGATTGGTGCCATTACTCATCTTAACAATGGAAAAATTTGTATGATTGAAAAAACAATATTATCTAATTTGATTTACAACGAAGAATATTGCAGAAGAGTATTCCCTTACGTTAAGGAAGAATATTTCGATGATAATAGTCTTCGTAAAATCTTTTCAACATATTCGGATTATATGAACGAATATAAAGAGCCGCCATCAATTGAAGCTCTTAAAATCTCAATAGATAAACGTAAAGATCTAAATGAAAGCGCGTATAAAGAAGTCACGAATTTAATTGATGAATTGAAGACGGACGAAAAAACAAACGAAACGTTTCTTGTTGATGAAACAGAAAAGTTCTGTCAGAATAAAGATTTGTATAATTCTATTCGTAAAGCTATTCTTATTCTTGACGGCCAAGATAAGGAAAATGATAAGGGTGCAATTCCAGGAATTCTTTCTGATTCGCTCGGTATTAGTTTCGATACACATATTGGCCACGACTTTCTTGAAGATTTTGAGTCTAGGCATGAATACTACCACCGTAAAGAAGAACGCATTCCTTTTGACATTGATATTTTAAATAGTATCACAAAGGGTGGATTACCTCGTAAATCCATGTCTGTATTACTAGCAACAACTGGTGGTGGTAAATCATTAGTTAAATGCCATATGGCTGCAGCTAGTTTAATGCATGGCAAAAACGTTTTGTATGTTACAATGGAACTTGCCGAAGAAGAGGTTGCTCGTCGTATTGATGCCAATATTATGGACATTACACTCGATGAAGTAAAGGAAGTTCCGCTTGATGTATTTAAGAAGCGAATGGATCGTTACAAAACAAAAACTACAGGGAAGCTAGTTGTCAAAGAATATCCAACAGGTTCAGCTCACTCAGGCCATTTTAGACATCTTTTAAATGAAATGCGTCTAAAGAAAAACTTCGTACCCGATGTTGTCTTTATTGATTATCTTAATATTTGTGCATCAGCAAGAGTAAAGGGTGCAGCCGCAGCAAATTCATATACACTAGTAAAATCTATTGCTGAAGA